AATAGTGAAATAGATTCTACCTATACTGCAACTTATTATCCATGGTGTAAATACTTTGATGGTGATAATAATAAATACGTATTCTTACCTCCTACACGTGATGTAGTTCGTAATATCGCATTAACAGATAACATTGCTTTCCCTTGGTATGCAGTCGCAGGTTTTGGTCGCGGTGAAGTTAATTGTGTTAAAGCACATATTGTAACTAAAATTGAAGACGAAGACGCTCTTTATAATGCTTTCATAAACCCTGTTAAATCTTTTGCAGCTGACGGTACTAAAATTTGGGGTAACAAAGTAATGTCAAGTGAAGGTGATGAAAAGTTAACTAACAGAATTAATGTAAGACGTTTAATGCTACGAGTTAAGAAGTTGGTTACTGATGCAGGAAAGACATTGGTATTTGACCCTGATGACTCAGCAATCGGTAATACTTTTAAAACTAAAGTTACACCAATATTGGACAGTATCAAATTAAATAGAGGTTTATATGATTATCGTGTTGAGGTAGACAATAGTGTTGAAGCAAGAGAGCGCTTAGAGCTAAATTGTAAGATATTTGTCAAGCCTACTAAAACTACTGAGTATATAAATATAGATTTTATTATTACTCCTGAAAGTGTAAGTTTTACTAACGCTTAATAATTTTAAATAAAAAAGTTTAAAAGCACCGCAATTAATTTTGCAGTGCTTTTTTATTTGTCTTTATTTTTATTTATTCCACAAATCTATTATTTTTCCTATTAATGGATTTCTTACAATATCTTCTTTTTCAAATTTAACTACATCGACTTCTTCAAGTTCTTTTAATTTATTTATAGCATAAATCATTCCTGATGTTGAATTAGTTTTTTTAATATCTTTTCTATCCATTTGTTCTTCATCACCTGTACAAATAACTTTGCAATTATTTCCCATTCGCGTAAGTAGAAGTAACATATCTTGTTTTGAATAATTTTCAGCTTCGTTAATCAATAGTATACAATTATCAAATGTTTTTCCTCTAGCAAAGTTTACCAATTGGTAATCTATCGCTTTATTACTAATTAATTGATTAACTGTACTATCAGGATTTTCATTACCACTTTGTCGTAATATCTTAGACATTGTATATTTATCCGCTTCTTGATAAACTTGCGTTTTTTCTTCTAAAGTACCTCTTAGATATCCAATATTCATTGCTCCTGCTTCTACTGTTGGAACTATAAATATAAGTTGGTTAAATTCATTGGCTTTGTCTTTTAAAGCCTTTAAAGCATAACCTATACTTAGGAAAGATTTTCCTGAACCTGGGGAGCCTATTCCAAAGCATATTGTTTTATTTTTATTTTTTAGAATATTAAGGAAATTTTTCTGCTTTTCGTTTTTACACTTAACTTCTACTTTGTATTTAAAAGTATTATCGTTCTTAAGCTCTTTTACCTCTTCGGTATTTTCTTCTCTTTTTTTTCTTGGCATAGAATAATTTTTATTACAAAATAAGCGTATAATATTTTTCTTAAACATTACGCGCTTATTTTGTCATTATTTTTTTAATATTATCAAATAAATTTATTTGTTACATCTTCAATTATTGTGAACTTGCATAATTTTTTATATGTTATAACTTCGTTGTTACGTTTTACTTTAATGTCTATATAATATTCGTTAGGTAAAAGGTCTCCAATTCTTAGATAATAATTATTTTCATTATTAGATAGATTAACATTATCCCAATCTATAGTTGTTATTTCCCTTTCTCCATCTTTAACGTAAAGTCTAAACTTTAAATTTGTAAGATTCACCTTTTTATTATATGAATAAGGTTCTTCGCATTCAATAACAATTTTTCTTATTTCTCCGTCACTATTAATAAGTTTTTCTTCATTTTTTATACCATATACATTTGGAAAGAAGCGTGGCTCTGTTTGTATTGCATTACCTATGGTTACTTTTTTTATATTAGGTTGTACTGTAAAATATTGTTCTACATCATGTAATAGTTCTCCTTTGTATTTTAGATTACTCCATTCATCGTAAAGCATTGTAATATTGCTATAGTCTTTTGAATTAAGTATAATATTAGCATAATATACTCCTTTAAATTCTTGAAAAACTTCATATTCTTTATCTTCTATTTTACAAATTGGTAATTCATCTAAATTTTCAAGATTACCATCTACTGAAGAGTATATATATAGTTTATTCACAGTGTCAAGACTGAATTTTTGCCTATCATCACATATAAAGTCTTCATATAAGCTATCAATAACAGGTGTAAAGAAAGTATTAGTGTGGTTTGTGAAAAAGCCTGTATAACTAACTATTCCATTTTTTTTAGTTCTTTCTATCATAGGGGCAAATGCAATACCAATACCATTATTAGGTATTTTTTTATCAATAACTGAATTTATATATTCTGTTACATCAAGATTGATATTTTCGTTCCCTATATCAAAATGTTGAGTTCCGATTATAACACTTTCTTCATTAGCAGCGTATTTTTCATATTCATTTGATAAAAAATCATTACTATAAATTCCGTCTGTTGTAATTATGTCATCAGTAGACATGTCACTCCATTTTCTTCCATTACTTGATTGGTACCAATTGCTGCTATCTTCTGAAATCATTTTAGAACTGTTAGTAGCGTTAGATGAAGTGTATTTACTATAATATCCTTGGTTGAAGAAATTATTTTTTCCGTCAAAACCTGAACCTTCATCAAAATAATTAGGTAACATAAAAAAAATCACATCAAAAGAAGTTGCTCTTGTTCTTAAACCTTCGCTTATCTTACTTTCGTATATCGAATGAAGTTCTGAAGAGTCTATGGAACCTGCATTAGTCATATAAAATATATGTTTAAATTTTGCCTTATTGGGGCAAGTCTTGTCATTAATAGCATTGCTAATATTATCTATTGGGAAATGAATAATCATTCTCGAAATATTTTCGCCATAATTAAGTTCTCCTATTGGGTTTAACCCTGTATTTAGACTTGTACCTGAGATAATAGTGTTACATTTGTCAATATATGTCTTTAATACCATGTTTAATTTAATCTTACATTATTAGATTTTATATCATCTAAGTTTATTTTTTCTAATGATTTAATATTATCATCTTCGATACTTTTACAACCTGGGTAAGGATGTACGTGAGCTATTATTGCTGAACGCATTTTAGACAGAACGTCAACTAATACCTCACCAAAGACAGCAGATTGTGCGCCTTTCATTATTGAACGGATATCTTCGTCTGATAATAATTCATCAGAAGTTTCGCTTCTACTTGTAGCTTTAAAAGTTTCACTTTCGGGAGATACAGTGTGTCTATTATGTCCTATAAGATTTATCTTGTCGGCAACGACATTGACAACTGTATCAGCTTCCATTGACGGCTCGGATGATAGATTTTCACTATGCTTAAGCTGTATATAGGCAGGATTTATATTATTGTATAAGATATTACCCCTAAACGAACTATCGTTGCCTATGGCTGTATTTCTTATGCCGCAACGTAAATCTATTTCATTATTTTTTAAGATAATATCTTCACCTTTACGTCCTATAAGAGATATATCTTTTTCGCTTGGGAAAGAACCACGTGTTTCAGGAAATAAATCTATACTTTTACTAATACTTCCTGAATTAGGAGATGTCATGAAGTCAGTCGACCCGTTACCTTTTAAATAAGGGTCAAATTCTACGTTCTGCGGCTGTGAAATGATTGGACCGATGAAATACCTCGTGTCGTCATAATTAGACGTTGTAGACAATAAAACTAATACGGCTTCCTTTGGTTTTGGGAGAATATTAATAAATTTTGGCATAAGAGGATAGGACCATGGAATCTTATCAATGGATTTATTACCGTCAGATTTTATTTTGACTTTGTAACGTCCTAATTTCTGTTCATCCTTGAAATCGAGTATTTCTCCGATAACTATATTATAACCTTCCATAACTTATGTATTTTTAAAAAATTCCGAAATTAGTTCTTTTATCCAATACCCCTTGACAATCTTTGTATTTATTAGTTAATAATTTCATACTTTCAATTGTTTTGCTTAAGGTTATTTTTAAGCTTTCATATTCGTCATTTATATTTTTTAATCTGAGTTTTAAATCAGAATTTGATAAATCATTATAATTCTCTTCTTTCATATTCGCTAAATTATTTGAGCTGATGCTCTTCCTATATTATTAGTTGATGTAACTATTACAGGACCTCCTGCATTCTCTCCTTGTCCGATGCTTGTAATGCTTCCTGGTGGAACAACAACTTGTATATTGGCATCTTCTTGAAAGGCTCTATATACTTCTTTAATGATATAATATATCAATTGATTCATCATATTATTAGTTCCGTCTGAAAATTGAGCGGATGTAGGAGCTCCAAAGTCACTTTGTGATGAAATAACTTTTGCTGCACTTTCCATAGCTGATAAGCCAGGCCTTTTTAAAAGAGAACTTGACATTATAACTAATGGTAAAAGTTTAGCTGGCTGTTTATTAGCCTTAAATATATTTTCAATGCTTGTGCATATTCTTTTAGTTGAAATCATTAGCAGTTTTCTTTTGTTGGTAAAATGTTATTTATATCTGTAGTATCTACTTCTCCGTCATTTATAATCACGCTTTCGTCTGTTTCGTTTCCGTAATAGCTTATCTTTTCTTTAGCTTTATTCCATAAGTCAGTTAAGTCTTTCAGAATGGCTAAGTATCTTTCAGCTTTTTCTTTTTCAGTTTTTAAAACCATACATGCAATTGTGGTTTTTATTTCCTTAGCTATTATCTTATACAATTCATTAATTATTAAATCGGCTAAATCTTGGAAAGTACTACTTAGTAATGAAGCTATGCTCGTTAGAAATGAGTTAAAATTTAAAGACCCTGTCTTATCTCCCATTATTTGTTTTTCCATTTCAAATAATAAAGCTATTTTTGGAGAAATTAGATTTATCACCAAACGATTTAGAACGCCTTGTAATAATTGAATTATTAATGAATTATTTATTGAAGCCTTTTCATTATTATCTAAAGTATTTGTAATATTTTCTATAGTTGTTGTGAAAGACCTATGAATAACTGTTTTATTTTCTTCTTTTGTTGCATCTGAAGAATATTCATTAAGTATATCTATTACATTACTATTATCTATTATTTTTCCCTCATTAGTAGCACCAATAAAAGAATAGTAACCTTTACGTTTTTTTTCTGAATCATCTAACATTTCAGAAAATCTATTGTTCGAAAAGTTAAAAAAGCAATCGTCATATTCACTTCCTTCACGTTCAAGCTCGTTTTTAATAGTTTCGTTTACCATCTCTATTATACGCGACCTTGAGCTACTAAGTCCTATTGACAGATTAGATGCTGTATTAAGGACATCATTAACTGAAATTGAAGAGACTGAGCGGATATTTGAAATAGAGTTTATTAATTCTGTTGCAAGTGTTTTACTATCATATAATTTCGTACCCATAACTAAATCATAAAATAAATCATAAATTGTAGTTTTAGGATAACATTCGTAAAGTATTTCTGTTAATATACTTTCGTTAGTAATTGGGTTGTGGTTACTATCTACTACTTTGTAATCATCTATGGAATAAGCTATTTCTAAATAGTAACCATCATGTATTAACTCAAGATAAATATTTTTAGAACCCTCATCTATAGTGAAATGTGATTCATCGTCTTTTACTAAACATGAAAAATTGCCATATTTATCTTTTTTACCATGTTTATCTAATAATATTCTTTCTGAGCCTGTTAGTATATTAAAGTTCTTTAGTATATCCTTGAATTTAGAAAAAATCTTCACTATTCTAAATGGTTCAGGTAAAACTGCTATTTGAAATGTATTTTGTAAATTACTATATGTTGCTTTGCCGATACGAGGAGTTGTTTTTAATGAAGTTATATTATTATAATATCTACAATATAAAACAGCTCGGTCTTTTTTGTAATTACGCTCTTCACCACTTAAAGAACTATTTAAATTAACATAGTAGTTAGTTGAATATAAATCACAACTTGCTTTAGCTATTGTTGCTTCCCATGTTCTCCATGCGTAATTTTTGATATCTTCACTTACATCATTTTTTATACACATTTCAATAATGCTGCTTTTAGGATTGCGTATAAAGGTAGTACCAACTAATGGACCGAATGATATATCTTGCGTTTTATTAGTTATATTTGTTAACTTATACACACTACTTAAAAATGTAGGAATTGTTTCACTATTATTTCCATTATTAATATAAGGTTTTAATAGTCCATTATATTTTGTTGCTAAGTCATTAACTCCATTATTTAATAATATTGGGGTCATGTGCTCTCCGTAATGCATTAAATACCACAAAAAGCAATTAGCATCTTTAGCTCTCGCGAATTCATAAGGAGACCTAAAACTTAATTTACCTGTGTTTATATCTATTATAGTATTATCAAAATAAAAATTACTTCCTTCTCTCGAAAGAGGTGAAAGGTTTAATATATTTTCATAATCTATAGAAGCAATATTTATCATGAATCCACGCTGATTATTTGTACCTGAAATTTGTGCGAAATCATTATTCGGAATTATTCTGAATTCTGAAGGTATTAATGGACTTTCAAGACAAGATGTTTTGCTTATAAGGTTACTTAGTAAAGAGCTCTTGGCAGTTGTCTCTATTACGGGTAATTCATAAATTAATAAATCTTCTATAAAATTTAGTAATTTATCGTAAATTCCTAAAGAAACAGATAAACCAATTAAAAAATTAAACGGTCCTCTTTCTAAATCGTTTAAGGAATTAGTATTCATTTCAATATCACTCACTTTATCACATAAAGATACGGCAGCATCTATATTTTTATAGACGCTGTCTTTGGCATTTTTTATTGATGCACTTTCTTTTGTGTTTGTGGATGTTACTGCTGACATTATTTATTTAATGTATAAACTTGTTTATCTTTATCGTGTTCTTCTGAAATAGCTGCTATTTGTTTCTTTAAAGATTCTACATCCCATGTATCATTAGATTCTACATTATTCATGGCTTTATTTACATCACCGTTGAATTTTAAGACTTCAGATAAAACTTTACTTATATCTATTTTTAAACGAAGCATTTTTTCCTTTATTGACAACATGTCGTTTATTGCTTTACTGTATTTCGCTTTAGAATCCATACATTCATCAGTAAGAACCGTAGATGTTCTTAAAGTATTTATATTATTTTGAGCTTGTGTCATTTCCATATCACATTCATCATATATTTTTTGAAGTAATATTTCTAAGCTTTCACTATTGTTAACATGTATCTTTAATTTTCCCATTATAATGTTTTATTATAAATACTATTTCAATAAATTTTTCTTGATTATGTAATAAGCCTCTTTATATTTTTTCATTGAATTACGAATTGTTTTAGTATCCATATTGGTATTTTCTTTTAGATAAAATAAAACGGCACTTTTATTGAATTTTTCACTACTAAAACGTTTGTGGGAGTTTACACTTCCAAAACCATTAAAAATAAGGTCCCAATTTTCCAAAAGGTCAATTAATACTTTTCCAACTGTAACTTCATCCTCATTTAGATTGTATTCTTTCGGACTATTAATCATTAAAGTTATCCTCTCATTAACACCCTTTATTAATTCACTTAAGAAACCAATAATATCAGAATCCATTGAAGAAGAAAATTTTATTGAATCATTTATTTCAAGGTTTTCATTGTCATAAGATGAGTTTCTTTTTTGCTTTTTAGTATAAGCATTTATTTTACCCATTAGGTAATTTTTTATAATTGTACCTGTATAAGAATATGCTTTAAATGATGTTTCAGGATTGAAATTATTAATCTTTGTCATTAGGAATGACATAGCATCATTAAAAGTTTCATTAAAATCTTCATCAGGTATATATAGATTATATCTTCGAATTATAGATTCTGTCATTTTAGTAAAAGGTCCAATTAAATAGGTATTGAATATTTTTTCCTTTTCATGTTTATCTTGCTCCGTTATATATCTAACAAAGGCTTTTTCTTCTCTTTCTTCAAAATAGCCTGTTTTTTTATCAGCACTGGGTTTACGTCCTCTTTTAGCCATGTTTTATTAAAAATAAAATTATTTTTCTAAAATCATGGCATTTACAATTTTTTTTTGTACTCTTTTAGCTGTTTTTTAAAAACTTCCTGCCGCCATTGACTTTAAAAGAACTGAGTTTATTTACTCAGCTCTTTCTTTGCATTATAAATTATTGGTTCACGCTTTGTTAACTTTGCTTGTTCTTTAGCTGTTTTAAACCAAAATTTAACTTCGTTTTCATCCATTTCTTTAGAATATTCATCCATTAAAGATTTAGGTCTTCCTAAATAATGGTTATAGCCTAACTTAGGAATTACCATCATTTTTTTATTTAAGTTTGCAAACCTTAAAAGGAATTCATACCAAAATGTCATCTTAATATAAGGATTTAAACCATTTGTACTTTCCCAATCATCTGTGCTTATTACGGCTCCTGTAACATTAAAATTAAAAAAGTTAGTTAAACTATCTTTAGTTATATTTCCAATATTTTCAGCAAAAGATGAAGACCATGCCATTTCATTAATAAAACTAACAAAAAGTTCTGTCTTATAATCGAATACATTTACCAATGGTAAGAACATTGACGTGTCTTGGTAGGAATCGGTATATTTTTCAACATTATCGAACCATATATCAGTATATGTGTCATCATATTCCAATATTGTAAACCATTTTTCATCTATAATATGTACTGCTAAGTTAACTAATGAACAGAAATCAGTTTCTTCTGTTTTGATGCTAATAACTTCAATTTTATATTTTGAAAATTCCTTTTCTTCAGTTATAAATTTTTCAACATCGGAGAAACAATTCTTGGCGGTTGAAATAAGCAACGGAATATCGTTAGGAACACTTTTGATTGCTTTTGTTATAAGCTCTTTTACATCATCATTAAGAATGTGAAGAGGAATTATTACACGTATATCTTTCATAATTATTTACTTTTTTTGTCGTTCTTTATTGTATTTACTAATTTAGTCATTTCTTCTATTTTAGCCTTGTTTAAATTAGAAAAATATTTAATTACTTTGTCGTTGAAAGACTTTTCATCATAAGGGCTGACAGTTTCCTTAACTTCATCTGATGGCGTTTTACCATTAAACTGTACAGGTAATGTGTCGTTTGTCCATAAAAGAATTAGATTTGCTAAAATTTTAGGTAGGTCTTTATAACTATCAAACCATATACAACAGTCTTTTAAATCCTTATTCTCCTTGGTTAACGCCCATTCAGGAACGGTGCGTGGTATCTTAGCAAGTATAACGCTTCCACTCTTCATAGCTTCAAGTGGAGTATAACCAAAGTTAGTATCTTCGTCTACCCATATTGTAATAGCATTATCTCTAAGCTCTTGGGCAAATATATTTTGTGGTAAACCGTTTAAATCTTTAAAAGAAACCCATTTATATGCAGGGTATTCCCAAAAGAAAGGCTTGATTATTTTATTTATATCATTCTGATTTTTTGAAATAATGTTAACCGTTAGTTTCTTTGGTAGAATTGTATTATGAAATAATTCATCACTAATTGAAGGTTCTATTATTTCAGTCTTAATATATGGAAACCACTTCTTAATTGTTTCTGAATTTTCGTTTGTATTTGTTAAACAATCAAACATATTATAATCACCCCATTGCATTCCAAGAGGAACTGTATCAGTTACATATTCTTTATTTTGTAAAATTGCAATGCGTTTACAGGGAGCCTTTTTTGTTTGTTTCATAGCAGAAGAAAATATATCTTGGTAAAGCATAATATCTGATGCATTTATTTCAAGATTTGTTTCTTCGGACACACTTAAATGAGGTATCTTCATATATTCGTCTCCAAGCCAATCTCCAACGCCTACAAAGTCGTTAGATGGAGTGTCATAAAGCATTGTTACTTTGTAATCGTTTTTAAACAAAGTCATTGCCATCTTATAGATATAGCTTAAGCTACCACTTGGTACTCCCTTTGTATCAACAATTAAAAAATAAATATGATTTTCTTTTTTATTTATTTTTTCAATTTCAGTATTAAGTAGGCCTAATACGTTTTTATCCTTTTCAGTCATCTTATTAATTTTATATATAAAGTAATTAATCGTTTATTTTTTTAAACAACTTTTCAAAAAATACATCCTTTTCTTTAAAAATATCTTCTAAGCTATCATATACTAAATCAGCTTTTCTCCAATATTTCTTATTGTATTTACGTTTAATTATAATTAATATCTTATCAGATGGTTTGTTTTTAATCAAACGAGGATTTGAAGTTATTACAACGTCAAATTTATTAAAAGTGTCTTCAGAGTGAATTGGAAAGAATACTTCTCTACATCGGCAAGCCATTTTTGAAAGGAAGAAAAATGTAGAACCAATTATTGGTTCTGAAGCCATTATGCCTACAAGTCCTATACTGATGTCTTCTTTAGATATTTCTTTCTTTTTAAAAAATAACTTAATTTTATCCCATAAATTTTTCTTAACTGAATTTAATTTTTTAATATTAAGTTCGTATACGATATTAAGCCAAAGATTAAAGTCTCTTGGTAGATTTCTTGTAAAAGAAGGAGAACATCCGTAAATTTCATATGCATAATTTTCCATAAAAAATTCCTGTCTTTCTTCTTTACTTTTAAACTTTAAATCTTTTTCTAAGTTAATGTCTTCTATTGGCATTTTATCATCACTATTAAAATCAGAATCATATGCGTTTTTATAACACATAACAGCTTTATCATTAATGTTTCTGATGGTATCAATATCTATTCCTATTTTCATAATATTATTATTTGTTATTTATTATTTTAGAGAGACAGTCTGTACAAAGTACTTTACCTACTGCTTCTTTGCTCTGCTGTGCATCAAACTCACTTATTATTTTTCCGCACTCTGAGCATTCTTTTCCATTTTTATCTTCTAAACTGTAGAAGTTTTCTCTTTTCTTTTTTGTCTTATTCTCAAAGTTATCATGCATTTCTTGGTTATAAAATTTATTTAAAAGATAATCATATTCATAAGTCTTAGGTTTATAAAAAACTTGAAAATAACCTAATTTTTCATTTTTTTCTATTTTTAAAAATTTTAAATTATTAAACTTAAACTCAATATAATCATCAATATTAGTTCCTTTCAATGTAGTAAAACTTATTTTTTCAAAATCACAGACACTATCATTATTCTTTATATTTCCATTTAAAGCTTGATTGAGTTTATTTAGAAAAATGCTTGTTACACTGTCATATTTTTTTGGATAAATAGAATAATTTAAAATCAATTCATCATTTCCATTTTTATTTGAGAAATAAAGACTCTCTAAAAATCTACTATGTTTGAACATCGGAAAATCAATAGTTTTTATCTTTATGATATTTTCTTCTTCTCCGTACGTTCCAATGCGTTTTAGCTCATCATCTACACTTCCCGATATTTCAAAATTTTGCATTTTAAAATTAAAATTTTTATCGACTTTTGAATTGAGGTCTAAATTTTTTTTATTATCTTTTTTAAGTGCTACTCCATTTCCGAAATATTTATAATTTTTAGATTCTCTTTCAACTCTATATGAACGATATCTTAATTTTTTAACTTCTTGACTTTCTCGACCTTTTAATAAATCTTCAGCAACTCTTTTTTGACCAATAGTTTCATGAGTTCCTGTAGAACTCTTTGATTCTGTAGATTCTCCAAAAATTTCTTTATCAGCTCCTCTTAGTCCAAAAGGAAGAGCATAAAAAAAATACACAATTTTTAATAAAAAATTCTTCATTCTAATATTTTAATTTTCATAAGTGTTGGCTCAAGGAAACCCAGAAGTCTTTAGCTTCTGGGAGGAATTGAGCTACTATT